TCCGAAAGCAATTCAAGTGATGTCTGCTCATGCAGGTCCGACGGATCAACCATCGGAAGGATTGACACGGGCATTGGATCATGTTCCAGAAGCTCTGGATAAATTGTATCATGCAATGGGAGTGACAGATAAACTTGGAACACAATCTCCCGAAGTGAACATATCTCGAACGGATGGGATGTATTTGGGATCGGCAGCAGGACAGTTTTGCGAATCATTTGCTCGAGCAGAAATAAAAGGAGAATTTGAAACGATTCAACTGCTAAAGCAGGCATCTCAGAAGAAAATACATGCTCATACTGCTACATTGAAGGCCATTGCTTCGTTTTTAGCAGGAGATGCTCCAATTGATACTCTTTTTGTAACAAATATGAAGAATGAGTATTATATGTCGAATGGACCAAAGCAAAAAGATCAAGCTACATGGGAAAAATTTATAGCGAAAGCTCGTTCATATGAAATAGCAAATTCATTTTTTGTATGTTTGGAGCGAATAAGCCAAACTACCCGTGTACTTTTGGAGAGAGGTCCCGTAATTTCCGTTGGGATGAAATGGTCTCGAGGAGGTTATGATTGTATGGCAAAACGATTGGGGGTTATTTTTGGAAAAGAATGGAAAAAAGTATTTGGGGATGGAGATATTAAGTCCCTTGATCAAAACATCCACTATATATTCCTTCAATTATGTTATACAATGTCCGGCATATATTTCAAGAAAGATCACCCAGAATATGCACAGATGATGAGAATAATTAAATACTTAGCAGCAACAGTTTCCGCTCGACTAGTCCATTTCTTTGGTCGACTTTGGGCCTTAGTTATTGGAAAAATGCCGTCCGGTTGCTGGCTAACTTCCCATGGCAATTCGTGGATAGTGGCACTCTGGTACTATATTTTTTGTGTAATGCAAATAGAAGCGGCTCCCCAGCATATGAAAGAGATGTTGGAAAAATCAATGATAGAAAGAATAATACATATAATTGTTTACGGAGATGATCAGGCAATAACATCGAATAGAGATCAAACTTCAAAGTACATTAATATGGAGTTGTATGAGCGTTGGCTCAAGACTTATTTGAAAGTGGAAATGAGAGATGTTAGGTCTGATTGCCCTCTTTTGGTTGCTCCGAGAGGAGGATTTCATTATGGATCTGGAATAGTGTATCTTCGACATTTTGGGGTTAGAAATCGAAATGATTCTCCTGGTCAACCTTATTATCTTCCTTATCGAGATTGTGAAGATTACATAATGAAAGC